AGACTGGATTAGAATTCGGGCGATTAATAAGTTCTGTTTGAATAGATCCATCTTCATTATCTTTCCACCATTTTTCTAATCGTTCTTCAACTGTTTCATAATCATCTAAGTTAAATGCCATTAGTCCACCCAATCCAATCCTTCATCGGTTAATGCATCGTGGCATGTTTTGGATATTGCAATATAACCCAACGCATCTGCGTAGTTGTCTTGGTACTGTGGACTTTCCACGCTTCGGCTGATTTTGACCATCGCCATACACATAGCGACTTGGTTAGCTGTAATTGGATAATTCACCGATCCTTTTATGCTGCGGATACGGATGGCCGTACTTTGCACCTCTTTCGTGGATAGTGTCTGTAACATGGCTAAATAGTTTCTCAGTGTTTGTCATAATCAAATACAGCTCTAGATCTCATTTTTTCAATTTTACGATTATGATCTATTGAGGCTTTCCAGCCAGCTGATCTACCACTCCAGTAACCTGCTTGGTAGCCCCTATCGTGTATCCAGCTATAAATTAAATATAAAACCCAGGTTGATGCAGACATAATTACCACGCCCCACATCATTAAATACCCAAAGTCTTTCAGCTCTGCGTACATGTAGCCCTACTCTCTATGCTCACGCTTTGTGGCATGGAAATAGTGTGACACCTGTGTACGACTTTGTGGATGATTTAGCGGCTATATTTGATAACGATTTGATAACGTTATTAGCTGTAATGCCTGCCAAGCGCTGTGAAAGAGCCATCTTTGTTTACAGGTACGAGGGTAGGGGTTAGATTCTTACCTGTGGCTTCTAGTATAGCAAAGCCCATCTGCCAATTAGCGCTTCCATAGCGGATATAAGAGGCTTTTTTGCGATCCATAAGGTTTCCTACCTCAACACCATATAAAGGCCTGTAATGGCTTCCTATGGCCTCTGAATAGGCACTCATGCCCAATCTGTGGCTATGCCCAGCAATTACGGATTTGCCATACTTTTTGGCTAAATTTAATGAAGTAATGCCCGCATGCTGACTCATACTACCTTCGTCACCATGACATAAAACCCAGCCAGGATAAAACTCATAAGCTGTTTTATGGTAGGTCATACCCATTTCAGCAAATCCCATAAACTTAGGATATTGCAGCTCTGGCAAACTGATTAAGCCAGGTGTTTTTAATAAAGTGCTATAAAGGCGATCACTATGATTACTGCGGATAATATGCATCTCTCGGCTGTATTCTCCGAGATCCCACAGTATTTGTTTACACTCTTCACGATCCTGGTGTATGGTCTGTTGATAAGCCAAAGGTGTTTTCTCAGCCCATCGGCTAATGGTTTGAAAATCGATCTCATCACCAACACATAAAACCTCGTCAAACTTTTCACGTCTTGCCAACTTAATAACATTCTTAACTGCCTGCTCATGATGGTATGGTACTTGTAAATCGCTGATTACTAGCCAACGCTTAATTATCATCCTCATCTTCGTAGGGGTTATGGTCTGGATTAACTGGATCAAAGTCTGGACTAGATGGGGCTAACCAATCTGGGAATACGTTTTTATCGCACATCCCTAGAGCTTGATCTACTGGAAATCCTGCACGTCTTAGGCTTAAATAAAACTCACGCAACGAGATGGCATAGGTATCTAACTTGGTATTAATCTGCTCATGGGTATATTTACCCTTGCGCTTATTAACCTTCTTGCGCTTGCGTGCGGTAGCCATATTGCTATTGTCGCTTATTCATGATAAGGAATAGATCATCAACACGCTGTTCTAACCTAGTTAATTGATCCTTCATACTAGATCCACCATTAGGTCGTAGTTCGTTTAACCAGCCTTTAACTAAAAAACGTAATCCGATTAGCCCGCCTGATAGCACGGCCATAACGCCAGCGCCAAAGCCAGCCCATTCTGTTGGACTCATTTTTCATTAGTACCGATTACATCGGATTTGTCTAAAGCCCTAACTGCTGGACCAGCGAAAGCTGCAACTATTACAGACAGTGCTGGATCTAAACCTAATTCATTACTTGCTAAAAATGTTAAGAAAGATACCAATACCCCACGTGCATAGGATTTTAGTATGGCTTTTTGCTTCTTTGTTATCTTCATATTTTGCCCCCTAGTAGTGGTATATCGAACTCTCTGCCATCTTTGTCGGCTAACTTTGTAAAGCTAATATGGATGTGCTTTGTGTGCTTATTAAAACCCTTGTACTTGCGCCACTTAAAATTAAGTATCCTGCTAGCAATCATGCCATTATGGATTACGTAAGATATACGCTTATCGGTTTTCGCACATTTTCTGATTTGGTCAGCCAAATATATTGAGATCCCTTCGGATGAATCCAAGCGAGAATCCACATCAATGGCTCTGACAACGAATCCGGTTCGTTCGTCTGGATTATGATCCGATTTGGTGGCGCTGTGACGAGCATCACCAATCCACCCATCACTGGTAGAGCGGCGATCTGGATACCAGGTATCAATTTGTTCCTTTAACTGCACACCAGCTGCACATAACCATGGTTTCATTTGCCACACTTCCTCAAGATTGTGCTACTTGGTGGGTTTGCCTACTGTAAGCCCATCAGGTATTGGTTTTTCATAATTCCATTCAGCAATGAAATCACCTAATCCATCACTATCATCTTGTAGCATAATTGTGGAAATAAAATCATCATCAGTAAGTTCAGGATAGATCTCAACAATTTTGTTATATAAACTCATTTTAACTCCTAATCCAAACGCCAGTAAATAGCGACTCAATGTCATCATTTATGTTTCTTGTGGTTGCTGCCGACATATTAAGATATAATTCAATATAGTCAGTAGTTCCATTCAAATAAACTAATGTTGAACCTGAAGCGCCAACTGATGTAACACTCTGACCACTTAATCTATATAAAACCGCATAAGCACTTCCATTTTTTCTCAAAGTTAATTGAAGAGCTGAGGTGGCTGTATCACTGGTTAAATTTAATCTACCAGTAACTTGATAATATCCTGCCTTGTTTGGTGTAAATCTATAATTGGTTGTTGGATCATAGCAATTATCAGTATCAAATAACTCTGCATTTAATTCTGCTTTTGTCCAAGTGTTTTGTGAAATTGATTGTGCGCTAGTATTTCTATACGCTGCAAATGCTGGGCCACTACTAGAACTAGCCGCAACCCATTTTAATCCAGTAGCCTCAGAACTATCCGCTACGAGTGTGGTGCCGTTTGCGCCTACACCAAGTCTTGCATCACTTGTGCTAAATGTATAAAGATCACCCTTAGTAGTTAGTGGTGATACTGCGCCTGCTTGTATGTAATCATAAAATATCGCTGCACCTGTAGCTGTGAAGTATAAAATACCTGCATCATTTTGTGGCAGAATTAAACTGCCTGCAGTTGCTACTGTGGCTGTACCGGCTGTAACTGTGCAAGCGCCAGCACCTAGATTCTGAATGAATACTGTATCGCCTGCTGCAAATAAACCTGTGTTAACAGTTATTGTGGTTGCACCTGCAGCGTTCATAGCAACAGTAGTGCCAGCATCGGCTGCAACTAAAACATAACTTGCAGTCTTAGCGGTTGCAGGCCCGCCACCCATAGCCGTTTCTTGTAGTGAGGTCATCTGTGCAGCTGTTAAAACCTGCCCAGTGGTAAAAGTTTGTTTAGCCATTTTACTCCTTAGTAACTTAGGACATTATAGTCTAAAGTGCCATAAATGCTACTATTTAGGATAAATGCATCTATAACGGGCTCTAGTGTCGTGAACGTGGTTTTCCAACTATTCGGGGTAATTGCCATACGCACCCCAAAAATCTGTAAAGTTTTTTCTAAAAGCGATCCGCCAGGCTGGGTAGTCTTGACTGTAATTGGATCGAAAAAATCTAAATCTAGAGCTGCTAATATACCTGAGTTGTAATTATCGGTGTATAGATCTAGGACTATAGCATCTACTCGTATAGTGGTTTCTTGCCTACTAGCCACATAAGCCTGGGCATAATCAAGAGCTACTGCATCTGACTGCATTAACAAATTATCTAAAAAGTAACTGTGCAAAAAGTACTTATCTATACTGGCTTGGTTTAGGGCTACCTGTGGGCTTCCACCAGCTCGAGTGATAGTGGCTTTATTAAATACTAATACATCGTTTAATATCCAGGTAGCATCAAAGTAATCTATGCCTGATCCATCATCTGCAAAGACTGTAGGTGTGCCACCAATAGATC